GACGATAATAGATTTGTTATGTTTCCAATTAAATATGATGATATATGGCAAATGTATCAAAAACAAGTGGATTGTTTTTGGCGTCCAGAAGAAATTGATTTATCTAAAGATTTAACACACTGGGATGGTTTGAATCAAGATGAAAGATTTTTTATTTCTATGATTTTGGCTTTTTTTGCTGCTTCTGATGGTATCGTTTTAGAGAATTTGGCTCAACGTTTTATGAGTGATGTTCAAGTGTCTGAAGCTAGGGCTTTTTATGGATTTCAAATTGCAATGGAAAATATTCATAGCGCCACATATAGTAATTTAATTGAAACATACATTAAAGATAAGGAAGAAAAGCATAAACTATTTAACGCCATTTCTAATTATCCTTGTATTAAAAAGAAATCGGATTGGGCTCAAAAGTGGATTCACGATAATCGCTCTAGTTTTGCTACGCGTTTAGTTGCCTTTGCCTGCGTAGAAGGTATCTTTTTTAGCGGTGCTTTTTGTAGTATTTTTTGGTTAAAGAAACGCGGTTTAATGCCCGGATTAACATTCAGTAACGAATTGATTTCTAGAGACGAAGCACTTCACTGCGAATTTGCCGTGCTTTTATATAGTAAATTATTGAAAAAAATAGATAAATCTCGCATTCATGAAATCATTAAAGAAGCAGTTGAAATTGAAACCGAATTTATTTGTGAGGCATTGCCGTGTAAATTGATTGGGATGAATAGCCAATTGATGACGCAATATATTCAATTTGTTGCCGATAGGCTATGTGTTCAACTTGGCTACAAAAAGATTTATAATGTTAGTAATTCTTTTGATTTTATGGAATTGATTAGTTTGGAGAGTAAAACGAATTTCTTTGAGAAGCGTAATGATTCGTATGCCCTTGCTAATAAAACAACAAGTGATGTGGATTTTGAATTTACATCTGATTTTTAATATAAAAAAATAAAATTGAAAAATATTTCTCATTATTTTAACTTAAAGACAATTGTTATAATAATATTATAAATGGCGAATATATTTGCGAACTATACCAATACGGTAATTTACAAAATATCCTGTAGAGATGAAGCAGTAAAAGATATTTATATTGGACACACAACTTGTTTCAATCAGAGACAAAAGTTACATAAAAGTAACACTAATTGTGAAACATCTAAAGCATATAATTATAAAATATATAAAGTTATTCGAAATTATGGAGGCTGGGATAATTGGATTATGGAAATTATTGAAAAATATCCATGTCAAAATGTTGAAGAAGCAAAAGAAAGAGAACGTTATTGGATTAAAAAATTATCAACTACATTAAATGTAACCATTCCTAATAGAAGCAAAAAAGAATATGAAAAAATTTATCAACTCGTCAACAAGGATAAAATTTCAGAAAGAGCAAAAAAATATAGAGAAAATCACAAAGAAGAAATAAATGGGTATTTAGAAGTTCATAAAGAAAAAATTAGTTTTCAAAAAAAGGATTGGTATGAAGAAAATAAAGACGTCATTTTAGAAAAAGCAAAACAGCATTATGAAGAAAATAAAGAACAAAAAATAGAATACCAAAAACAATATGCCGCAGAAAATAAAGATAAAATATCAGAATATCAGAAACAATATATTCAGGAAAATAAAGAAAAATTAGCACAGCAAAAGAAAATATATAGAGAAGAACATAAAGAAAAAGCAAAAATACAACAAAAAGAATGGAGAGAAGCAAACAAAGATAAGTTAAAAGAGGCAAAAAGTCAGAATATTACATGTGAATGTGGAGCATTAATTACCGAAGGTTACAAATATAAACATTTACAATCAAAAAAACATATGGATTATTTACAACCAAAAGAATTTTGTGAACCGGTACTAACTGAAGAGGAACAGCAAACTTTAGAACAACAGCAAGCTTTAGAACAAGAAAAAATGTTAAAAATAAAAGAACAACAAAAATTATATAGAGATACACATTCAGAACAAATACATAATTATAAGCAGGCTCATTATCAAAAAAATAAAGAGACAATTTTAGAACAAAATATTAAATATAGAGAATCACATAAAGAACACATTATCGAACAGCAAAAGAAATATGTTGAGGCAAATAAAGAACATGTCAAAGCAAAAAAAAATGAATGGTATCAATTGAATAAGGAAAAAATACTGGAGAAACAAAAGGAAACTATTACTTGCGAATGTGGTTCCAAAATTCAAAAATCAGGAAAGGCTATCCATTTAAGAAGCAAAATACACAACGATTATATTCAATCGAACTCTTAATATTTAACCATTAATATTTAACTTCGAATAGAATTAAATATTAATTTAATAAAGGAGCTTTTTGTAATAATTCATCTTTGAATATAGAACACATTTTTTCTTTTATTTTTTATATATTATTCGTATATGGCTTTGAATAGATTACGTACTTTAATATGTTAAAGTAAGTTATACTTGTATCAGTTACCGATAGATTTAGAGCATCTGCAAATTCTTCGTCAAGTGTTATTTTCCTACCGTCATTTAATCCTCTTTTTTTAATTTCATTCATAACTAAAGAATTCATTTCTGAATAGTATAAAAACGGATATTGTTTTATGTTTAATATTTTAGCCCATTTATCTGAAATAAGACTTTTTCATCGACATTCTTTATAATATTCTTTGTTTAATATACTTATTTCAAGATAACTTTTTATTTCTTCTAAATTGTTAATATCCATTAATTCATCATCGCCTCCATTTAATAATAAATGATCAATATCTTTGTTTATAATATATGCTAAAACTGGGTCAATGCTATTAACATTTTCAATATATTTTTTGGTTGCTTCAAATAAAGACCTTGATTCGCGGTAGTTCAATGCTTTTCTTCTAATAATTTCAGTTTGTGACATTTTAGATTTACTATATAATGAAAGTATGTTATATATATATATATATAATTAATAATTATAGTTCAATTTTTTTACAAATCAAATATATAATGATATTTACCCCAATTCCATATACTAAAAAACATGAATGTGAAGAAATACTTAAAGAAATGAAAGATTTGGAACACGATATAACAACGTTGAATAGTATTATGAAAGAATATCAGTCTATTGTCGAAACACACGATTCTCCTATAATACATATAGATGATGAATTGAAACAAACATATACTATTATTGACGAATCCAATATTACTCTTAACGAATCAACTGAAATCCACAAAAGTCATTTCGGTTTTGGAATTGCTTCCACCATAATTATAGGCATTAATACACCGATCGGTATTTTATTAGGAACCAAAGTTGTTATTGGAACGGTTATCGCAAGCACTGTATTAACAGCTATGTTTTCTCTTAAAAAATAAAATTGAGTTATATTATATTGAAGTAAAATATAATATCTATACAATGGAATATTATATTAAAACCGAACATTCATATTTGGGCAAAATAAATATCGATATTGATGATTTATTATTAGAATGCATTGGCGAAATATCTGGCAAATTAGATGAAAAACCTCCAATAATGGTCTTTGGTAAGCCAGCAATTCAACACAGAAATATTGGTTTCTTTTCAGACGAATCAATTGGCTATCATTATGCTAAGCAATTAGCGGCTTCTAAACCATTGACACGAGCATTAAATGAACTGCTAAATTTGATTAATATTAAATTTCATTCTGATTTTAATGGTATTTTAATCAATGAATATCCAGATGGAGAACATTATATTGGAAAACATAGTGATGACGAGACCGCATTATCTAAGGCAGGCGTAGTTTGTATTTCATATGGAGCTTTAAGAAAGTTTAGAATTAGAGATAAACTAACAAATAAAATAGTTATGGATATTCCAACCACGTCGAAAGAAATTTGGGTTATGGGAGGTAATTTTCAAAAGGAATTTACACATGAAGTTCCTATTGAAAAAAAAATTAAAGATGCGCGAATTTCATTCACATTTAGCAAACATTTAAAATGAAATATATATATTTCTGGAATAACATTATTAACAAATTAATACTTAAAGACATATTAATAACTATATTATATGTTAAAAAATTGAATCATTTTTTCAAAAGTATAAAGAAACAAACTAACAAATATGAAACTGTTAACAAATAACATTCATCCTTTAATTTTTGGAACTTGGATTTTGAGAATAACCAATGATCTAAATGTAGATAATGGATTGAATTATATGAAAATTAATGAAGAACCTATTATTAAATTAAAAACCGTCAAACAAGAAGAATTATTTGGTATCAAAAAATCCAGAACTGCTATGATTGAAAACGTTAAGCAACTCACCGAAAATAGTTATAATTTTACATTGAATTACTCCAGAAAAAACACTTATTCATATTCGATACTGGGAATAGAAATACCCGAATTTCAATCTAAATCTATGACTTATTATAAAGTATCTGAACTAACAATAACTATATTTGATAAAACACTTCTTATTATCGACAACAGTCAATACTTGTATTATATATTTGATTTATCCATAGGCAAAATCAAATATCCGCATATCGAAACCAGTTTAAATACATTCCTATTTACACAAATAATTAGTATATTGCTAAGCATTATTATAACACATATTTTCTAATTCTTATTATTATTCTTTTAAACAACTTAAATATATTCAAACATATTAATATATTAATGTTAACTTGCAGATTATGCGGAGGTTTAGGTAATCAATTATTTCAAATTTTTACAACTATTGCTTATGCTATTAAATATATAAAACCTTTTTTCTTTTTGAATAATCATCAGTTAGGCAATGGAGAAAACGGTTCCACAATTCGGTTCACTTATTGGGATACATTTTTATCCGCTTTAAAACCGGTTTTAAAGAATATTAATGAAGTTCCTAAACTAACAATTGTTAATGAACGCGATTTTATGTATAGAGAACTTCCAAGTCCACATATAATGGGAACTTTGTTAGTTGGTTACTATCAAAGTCCTAAATATTTTGACAAATTCAAAGAAACTATATGTGAATTACTGAAAATTGATATTAAAAAAAGGTTGGTTAAACTCAAAGCCGACATCCCATTTTCTTCCATTTACTCTATTTCTATGCATTTTCGGTTTGGCGATTATAAAAAATATCCTTCAATATATCCTTTACTAAACTTTGAATACTATGATAAAGCATTATTCCATATTCTAAATCGTTTGTCTTTGCCTAGTGAAAAAGAGATAGTTATATTGTATTTTTGCGAAGACGATAGTTTAATCGAAGTAGAAGAAATTATCGGATTGTTGAAAATGAAATATCGGTCCTTCACCAAGGCCAAGTTCGAAAGAGCCGACCCGGCGTTGAGTGATTGGGAACAATTGCTGTTAATGAGTTTATGCGAACATAATATAATTGCAAATAGCACGTTTAGTTGGTGGGGAGCATATTTGAATTCAAATGCTGGAAAAATGGTATGTTATCCTTTACAGTGGTTTACTGAAGAATCAAATAAAGACACCTCCGATTTATTTGTAGATGATTGGATGCCTATATCTATTGTTTAAAATATTATTTGGTCTATCTTTAACCTTTAAAGATTATATGTTAAAATTATGTATTGATAAATAGCCACATGTGGCATAATATGTATGGACTATAGACTTTAAGGGTTAAAGGAAAGGTTCGGAAAACGTAGTTTTCTGATAATGCGTTATTTTAATTTTATAAATGTAAAAATATATTCTAATATGGATAATATATTTTTAATCGCTGGAATAATATCTGTTATTTTCTTTATTGCAAAGTTTTTAGAAATGCGATATGTAGAAGGTGAGCCAAAACCGCTTAAATTTTTAATTAGAGACTTTTTGTTAGTTTATATAAGTGTTGTTCTTGGAGGTTTTATTGTAGATCAATTGAAACCAGTTATAGCCGACACGGA